TCCAAACGTCATTTAGCGCGATTACGAAATCGGGCTTGATCTTGTTGATAATGTCCGGAAGCCTCGGTATGCCAAAACGATCCTGAACGTGGACGTTGGCTGCCGGAAAGATCGGGTAGGGATAGTCATGCGGGTCACCGTTGTAGTTGATGCCTACAACATGAACCTCATGATCTTTACAGAGCACATCTAAGACACTATGTGTTACACGACCGAATCCAGTATTCGAGCACGCATCTCCGTACCACAGAATTTTTGCCACGCAGAATTTGAACCGAGGTAGCATCAGTATAACGACAGTCTTTAATACGGAATATGCCCAGTCGCGAGTCTTTTGCTTACCGAAGAGCCGCACGTTTACGTGCACAGCAAGCAACAAGTGATGTAGTCGACGCAAAAGACACTATTTACTCAAAAGCCGCAGCGGACTTCCATACGTTTTGCACGGTCTTAGACAAAGCCCCCGCCAGGCACATGCTCGAGTGGCATGAGCACTTGATCACAGGTGAGTCAAATAAGTACCTGTTAGATATCGCCGGAGAAAATCTTGACATCCTGGCACCGCGTGGGTCGGCCAAGTCGACCGTGCTCAACCTGTTCACAGCTTGGATTATCGGCAAACACACCACGGCGCAAAGGCCGCTCCAGATCATTTACTGCTCGTACAACATTGCGACGGCCATCCCGAAGAGTCGGATTATTCGCCAGATCATTGACTCTTCGGAATTTAAAAAGGTATTTCCGAAGTGCCGTCTCAAGCACGGCATGCAGTCAGATATCGGTTGGTCGGTCGATTTTGACTACGCTGGCATCGACCGTGTGGGCGACGAAGAATTTACACTACGCGCCGCAGGTCTTCGAGGAAGTATCACGTCTAAACGTGCTCACCTGGTCATCGTGGATGACCCTATTAAATCCAGCACCGACATCAAGAACCCGACCATTCGGGAGGAGATGAACAATAACTGGAGTTCTGTTATTGCACCAATTATTTTTGAAGGAGGGAGAGCGATTTGCCTAGGAACTCGATTCCACCCTTTAGATATCCACAAGACAATGTTCACTCCCGCTAAGGGGTGGAAGCAGGTTCAGCAGGAAGCAATTACTTACGGAAATAACGGCGATCCGGTCAGCTACTGGCCAGAGCAATGGAGCACTGACTACCTCTTAAAACAGAAGGAACTCGATCCTGTTGCTTTTGCTTTCCAGTATCAGCAACAGCCGGTGATGACGTCGGACCTGATCGTTTCTCCAGACCTGCTGGTAAAAGGAGAAGTGGTCACGGAGTTCGACAGTCTCGCTGTAGGCATCGACCTTTCGGCAAGCAAGAACGAAACCTCTGACTACACAGCCTTTGTTCTTGGCGGTCGACTCGGCGACAAGTACTACATCATTGACGCCCACCAGTGCCGGTCTGTCGGAAACCTGGAAAAGATCGATTTACTTTGCGACTTGCTTACCGAATGGGGTGTCCTCGAGCAGCAGGGCGATACCTACGCAGCAACGTATTCCACGGTCACGCTTGTCGTTGAAGCCGTGGCTTACCAAGCAAGTTTGGCGGCTGATCTAAAACGGATCTTGATCCAAGAGAGGGATCTGATGAACCTCCATATCCACGAAGTCAAAGGATTTAGGGGAGATAAGATTGCTCGTTTCAGAGGGACCTTGGGTCTCTTGGAGAACAAAAAAATTATCTTCAATAAATATCGAAAGTTCGATGCTCTGTTCGAGCAGCTAATTAACGTCGGTAGCACGGCTCACGACGACATGCTTGACGCCTATACCTGGCTGATCGCGTTCTTACAGCGTCGGGGTCAATTCACGATTGAGTACTGATGACAACCAAAGTTTGGGTAGCGGTTGCTGCGCATAATCCTCTGCAGAGGGTTCAGAACTTATTGAACGTCGCTCAAAACTACGCGGCGTTCGATGCGGAAGTCAATCTGAATTTCTACATTAACTACGAAGCACAAAATGATGTAGAGACACTCGAAAAGGTTTTCGATGTTGTTGACTGCAAAGTAAATATTGTTGTTGCCGACCCAGCGTACGAAGGATGGTACTTGACCTGGGCGCACAAAAATGATCTAGCGTCTGCTGTTTTAAATAGAGAATATGATTACTTTATATATCAAGAAGATGATATGGGCATACAGAATCATCACTTTAACTATTACAGAAAATGGCGTCCACGTTTAGCCCAGCACGGTTTGGTGCCTGGGTTCGTCAGATATGAAAACTTTCGGGGGTCCAAAATTCCGTTTGATAACCAGGAAAGACATCCACTCGGGGGAAGGACACGCAAGATCTGGGGCGATATCGACTTCCCTGTTGAGGCACGTCTGATCGTTGACCACGAGATTCACTTCTTCTCTCAGTGCTCGAATCCGTATTACGGAGCCATGATTCTCGATTGGCATGAAGCGAATACGTATATCCGGTCCGCAAGTTTTGACCACAACCTCAGTGTGGCCGTTGTCGGTTACCGAGGGTGGCCGATCGCCGACAGAAGTTCGATGGGTACGGCGTTCGAGCAAGTTCCGACGGGTTATCAGCACAAGAGGTGTATTCCGATTCGGGCTAAAGATGGTCTGTTCGAGGTAGTCGATTGTGCTCTTATTGAGCATTACGGCACTAAGTACTCGTCAGCGCTTGCCTCTAATGGCACGGAGCTCCTAGACTCAGATCATATTTTTCACCTAGCTACCCGTGACTAGCCGAGGTGCAAATCGTGTCAATATTTGCTTTGTCATCGATGGTTTCCGGAAATGTGAGACGTTGAGCAAGCACGATGCTGACCGTCTCAGACGCCATATAGAATCCCAAAACGGAACCGTCTACTGGTACAACCCCTGTGACTGACGCTGTAAGACCTGACTACTACAACAAAAACGGTCTTGAGTGCTATGACCTTATTGAAGCTTCGTGCGGCACAGAAGGCTACAAAGGTTTCCTGGTAGGAAATATCTGGAAATATCTGTGGCGCTGGAAGGATAAGAACGGCATTGAGGATTTAAGGAAGGCGCAGGAATATCTTGCTAAACTTATTCAGAGCCTTGAGTAAAGATGTCTGACGTACGAGCGCTAGGCAGTATCTACGGCCAATCGGCGTTCCTTCCGTACGTCAGTGGTCACGCGGTCGAAGCGGGGACTTCTTCGAATTTTCCCAATGGCCGTGCTGTTTACGTAAACGCCACGGGCGATAACCAGCAGCTTGTCTGCCAATTCGCAGATCAAACTGGCAGCTTTATTACGCTCTCTGGTTTTGTTTCGGCAAACAGCCCAGAGATTCTGCCTCTGGCTCTTGTCTCGATCAGCGGAACTTCGACCGTGGACGCCACGGTTCTTTACTGATGGGTGGATTAGCTGCTTACCTCGATCTGGTCAAAGGCAACGTCGATAAGCTCGGCGAAAAAAGCTTTGGCAACGTCGAAAAGATCGGCGGTCTTCTTGAAAAAGGATTAGAGAGTGGCCTGGTGGGAGGCCTTGTTGGTCAAGTGCTCAAGGGCCTAGGCGGAACAAAAGAGCGTATGGCCGGCGAGCGTATGGGCGTTGACCGCGATCAAGTCGTCGCTTTTGCTGATGAAGATCGCCCCAATCGCCGTCAGATGATGATTCGGTTGATTGGGGGTGACGACGATCGTCCGTTGTTGGATCAGTTTTTCCGCGAACAAGATCAACGTCGCTTGTTCAGCCCTTCGATTGAGGAAATCGGCTGATGGCTAAGGAAGAAGGAACAGCCAAAAAACGCGACCCCAAAAAGTGGGCTGCTGCGAAGGCAAAAGCCCGTAAAAAGATGGGCGGTCATAGCGCTCGTGCTATGCAACTTGCAGTCAAGTACTACAAGGAATCCGGCGGTCGCTACGAAGGCAAAAAATCCAGCAAAAACAAGCTCACTCGTTGGGGCAAGGAGGACTGGCAAACCCGCGAAGAATACGAGAAGAAAAAGTAATGGCGGACAAAGCTCGCGAAAAAGGACGCACCGAGCGTTACCTCCCTAAACGAGCGTGGGCGTCTATGTCCGCTGAGGAGCGTCGGGCGACTGACGAAAAGAAAAAGCGTGCCACGGCTGGAAATAAGCCTGTAAACACACAGGTCCCCAACACTGAGAAAGCTAAAGAAGCCCGGCGCAAAGCTTCCGCATATGTGCGGAATAAATCCAAGTAACTTTTAGACTGTTTGTACGAGGGATACACAATGGCTAACTCGGACATCTACGCCGGTCTTAAAAAACTTTTAGACCCAGGCTCGACTTATAGAGAAAAGGCTTTAGCGGACGTCGCTCCCTCCGCGATCCAGAGACGTATCCGTCAAGGCACTGCCGGCGATACTGATTTGAGGGACTTAGGAATTACCCAGGTCGGCGGCGGCTACGTTGACAACCTTAAAAAAGCCTTGATGGCCAAAGCTCTCGCAAAGCTGAACCGTCTAGGAGCGCTATGAGCGAAGAAGAGCTCATTGCCCAAATGGTCAAAAACGACCTGATTGAAAAGGCTTTGGCGATGAAGGCGATGCGCGAAGCCCGCAATGCCACGCCAATTCGTGTTTATAGCGATGGCGGCCTTGTCCCAGCCGATGCAATTCTTCCGCTGAAATCGTATTAATATAGCGACACTCGTACTGTCGCCATGTTGATCGATTGCTTCACGTACTTCAACGAGAAGGAGCTGCTGGAGCTGCGCATTGAGACGCTTAAAGATACTGTAGACCTTTTCCTAATCGCAGATGCAGATCGTACGCACAAGGGCGAACCAAAGGCTTTTAGTGCGTTAGAAACGATTAAAGAGCTAGGCCTTCCGGAAGAAAAAATCCAGGTTATTCATATCGAGCTTCCTTCTCCGGAGGAAGCGCCAGATCCATGGATTCGCGAGCGTGCACAACGTGATGCTCTTGCCGTGGCAATGCGGATGATCGAGGGAGACCATATTTTCTTCGTAAGCGATT